CGACGATAATTGCATTTTCCTCCTTTTCGGTTATCTCCCGGACTAATTCTCTTTCTTCAGCATCAACACCACCGTGAATAAAGAATACTTTTCTATCATCATCCTTATTTGTATTTATTAAATCGTAGAGTACCTGTCCGTGTGCTTCTACCCTAGAGAATAATAATAGTGTATTACCTTTTAAATCTAAAGTCAAATTTTTTATAAAGTTATTCCTTTGTTTATGAGTGATTAGATATTCAATTTCATCCTGGTATGTTTCAAATTTTTGTGGCGAATGCTTAAGAACTAAACATTGAATGTCTAATTGAGAAAGATGTCCCTGTCTCATTAATTCATCAGTTCTTGTTACCTTATAAGATGGACCAAATAGTCCTTCCAATACCCATTCATGTGTTTGTGATCCACTAAGAGTTCCAGTAAATCCATATCTATACTTGGTATGATGCAATTTTGTCATTATAGATATAAGAGACTTACTCTTAAAGAGATGTGCTTCATCTCCTATAACTACATTATACTCTTCAAAAAATGAACGAGGTAACTTATATACTGATTGCCATGTAGTAATAGTAACTGGAAGTTCATTTGTTTTCTCTTTACCAGCATAGATGCGATGACAGTATGACTCAGAATCCCAACCGTAATCCTGGAAATCTTTGTACATCTGCTCTACGAGAGATGTCGTTGGAACAACTAGGAGAATTTTTTGCCCTTTATCAACGTAATATCTTACAAGAGAATAGATCATCAATGATTTGCCTGAAGCAGTGGGCGATATCAATAGCTTTCTATTATGCCTTAAGGCATCGTATACTCCCTCTACTTGATACTTACGTGGGGTATGGCGACTAATGGATTTTATATAATCTTTAACACCTTCATATGATATTCCCTCATTTACTTCAAAGGGAGTGCCGTAGTATTCGTTGTGTGTAAATTCGTAGGTATAATCGTGTCTGTCACAGAAGGCAATAATTTTATCAAGTAATCCGACGTAAATCTGTCCGTTGGATGTTGAGAATAATCGAATCTTTCCGTCCCAATACTTGTTACGGTATTGAGGCATAAACTTTGCACCCTCCACTTCGAAAGTGAAGTGATCGGACAATTCCATGAAGATGTGAGGTTCGGCTTGTACTTGGAGAAAAACCTCATTCTTTTTTCCTATAACTACATCCGTTCTCACACATACCCATTCATCTATGGGTATTTATTTGACCTACCAGGAGCTATTATAATATGAATCTTGTCTTCCATATTCCCCAATAGGAATAAGATTAAATGCTAAAGAATGTCTAAGAGTATCATCTTTATGTTCACATACTTTATGACACATGTAACTTGGGAAAAATATTATCATATTTTTTTGAGGCATTAATGCCCATACTTCACTATTCAGCATATTCCATTGGTTTGGAATCAAATAAAAATCCGATAATTCCCCTACTGGACTTTGAAATTCTATTTCCCCCGAATCATCAGGATAATCCCCATAGTAATAAACACCGCTATAGAAACAATTTCTATGATTATGAATCTTCGATTCTTCACCTTTTTTTGTTTCGGTTAACCATGATGTTGATATTTTAAATTCATTATTATATCCAAGAACATCCTTTGCAACCTTTTTAAATTTATTTGATATAAGTCTTTCAAGTCTTGGATGTCTTTCCAATACTCTAAACTCATCACTGTTTTGATATTTCCCATTGACAACATGATTCTTTTCCCTATCCAATCCTCCTACATTAGTATCTAAACGATCTATTATAAGAGGACTTGAAAAAAGTGGTAAAATTTCCATCAACCCAAACCAGAATTAAATCTCATAAACTCAATTGCATTCTTAATCTGAAATGTTCTGTTCTGTATTACTTTAAGTATGCTTTCTAAGTATACCAACATTGTATCATAATAGTCAATCTTAAGAGATGAGTTAGATAACTTTTCATCTGCATCAAGATACTTGGTCATAGTATCTTTATCCCTAATCTTTTTACCAAAGGGATCTTTCTGATATACTTCTGGGTCTGCTTTCCCACTAAAATATTCATACCGTTCATGACGGATGTTCTTCCTTTGCTGCTCTGCTTTCTTTCTCAGAAGGAATATAGTATTATATAATTCAAAATATTTTGCATGAAGAGAAGGGATATTCAATGATTCTTCGTGTAGATTATCTCTGTCTATCTTTGCATCTTTTTCCCACATCTCTTGAATTGCTTCAAGATCAATACTCATAAAGTGTTATTTTCCAAATCGGTTAGTCTGTACATAGTATACTTGAAAGATACGTCTGCTGTAAAGTAGTCTATATCAGTATCTCTCGCATCAAAGTCTAATGTTGATAAAGAATATGGAAATAAGTCGTTAAATGTTACGTTAAACTGTGGAACTAAATTACTACTTAAAATCTGAAGGGTTCCATCAGAATAGATATCATCACCAGATTGTGCATATTGTCCAAATGCATCATTCAATTGACCTTTTTCTTCTAATTCATCAAACTGTTTCAAGGTTTCTGGGTATCCTAATCCACGAATCCAATTTTGAATCTCCATGAAATTAGTCAAATCTTCATCAACCAAGAATGTTATCCGTAGATCACCAAATTGAATCTTATCACCAGGAATTGGAATATCCCTCAAATAAGTGGGTTGTTCTGCTATTCCTAGAGTTATATCTGGTATATTTGCTTGGTTGCAAAAGAAAGCAGCCGCAGGACTTCTTTTCAATGTAAATTTAAACCCAACTGGAGCAAGAAAATTTCTATTCTCTATTGGTGTACCAGGTCTTGGTTGTGGTGCATTACGAATTGCCATTATTCCTCAACAGTATCTCTTGCCATTTGTTCTTCTAGTTTTTCTTTGGCAGCTTTAATTCCAGCAAGCCTTACCTCTAATGCGTCTTCATAACGATGAAGCATTTTTAGTTTAAATTTTTGACGGTCTTCACGACTCATCTTATTCTTACAGAACATTTAACCTCCTTAACCTGCAGGTGCTTTATTGTGATTAGCAATAACAGTAAATGCTAGATTTCCTGTTTTAATAATATTCATTGCATAGATGTCAACTCCATTAGATCCACCCTCAGTTGGAACATTACCACCTGCACCACCAACAGAACCAACCCAACAAGATGTAATTCCTGCATATCTGTGGTCAACATTTATCTGATTGATATAAGCAGTAGAAGCACTAACAGCAGTTATACAAGTAACGGAAAGAACGTCACCAACATCCATTGAGGTGTTTATTCCTCTAGCAGAAGTAATGTTTATAGTATTATTGGTTCCACCTAAATTAGCAGTATTATAATGAGTATTTCCATAATCTAAATTAATATCACCACTACTATTCCATGCAGTACCTTCGATATGAATCTTCTCTTTGAGCATCATACCACCACCTATCTTCATCCCCTGAGAGAAGGTAGCGAATCCAGAAGCCTCAACAGTTAAACCAATACCTACATTTAGATTTTTTTCAATACCAACACCACCATTAATTACTACAGCACCAGTATCTTTATCAGTTGATTCTGTAGTATCATTAATTTGTACAGTACCAGATGAAAGTAAAACATTACCTGCATATGTGGAAGGACCAGTTACACTTAGTCCAGTAGTAAGACCAACAATATCTAATCCACCACCACCAATAGTTATTCCACCAGCATTAACTTCTATTCCAGTTCTTGCAGTTACAATACCAATAGAATCTACGTTAGTTACATCATCATAAGTTATAGTCCCACCTGCAGAAATATTTCCACCAACAACTACATTTCCACCTATATAAACACTCTTACCAACACCAACACCACCTGCAACAATTACTGCGCCAGTTATGGTTGAGGAAGAAGCAACTGTACTATCAGCATTAATAGCACCTGTTAGTGTACTAACACCCGTAATGTTTAACTCATTAATCTCATATGTACCAGCAGTCAGAACACCGACAATTGATGCAGTTTGTGCCGTCAATCCATATGGAAAATCTGGAGCACCCGTCGCAGGTTTATTGACTATAGTATCAATTCTAATTCTAGACATCTTTTCTAGGCACTACTTTTTTACTATTTAGACAGGAGAATAATATGTGCTATAATATATAATAAAAACAATTTGGTTATGTATATAGAAGAAGAAAAAATCACTCGTTTTGAAAAATTCAAGGTTTATAGGAATTTTATAAGTCCTACATACCAAAAAGAAATTGCAGCAGCAATAAATCTAGCACCATGGGAACATCAATCCAATATGGATCTAAGTTACACTGATCCTGGAGAAACTGAATTAATGCGTAAACAGGGAATGACTCACGCAGAATTAGATTATGA